CAAGGAAGCAGCTCCAACAGACGACTTCTGATGGCTTTCCGTTCCGGACTCGAGGAGAGGGTCGCTGACCTTCTCGTCGAACTGGGTATCAAGTACGAATACGAGAGCACTAAGGTCCCGTATGTAATCCAACACAACTACACGCCTGACTTCATTCTTCCGAATGGTATATGGCTAGAATGTAAGGGTTATTGGGACAGTGCTGATCGAAAGAAGATCAAGTCTGTTATTCAACAGAATCCTGGCGTCGATCTTCGTATGGTATTCCAAGCCCCCTATAACAAAATCTCTAAGAAATCTAAGACAACCTATGCTGCCTGGTGTGATAAGCTAGGTATCAAATGGGCTGTCTTCTCAAATATCCCATTAAACTGGCTAATATGACCAGTGAGTTTGTCCGGCACATGGAGTGCCCACACTGCGGGTCGTCAGATGCAGCTAGCCTGTACGACGACGGCCACGTTTTCTGTTTCAGGTGCTATACTCATACACCTGGGGACAGCACCGACGTTATCCACACTCACCACATGCACGATGTACGATTACAAGGCTCAGCCGGAAGGTTGCAGAAACGGCGTATTTCAGAAAAAACCTGTGAGTTCTTCAAAGCATACAAAGATGGAGAACAACTACGCTTCCATTATTACAACAGCTCTGGCACGCTTGTCGGAGCAAAGATAAAAACTAAAGATAAGAACTTCCGATGTGAAGGTGAAGTCAAAACCCTGTTCGGAATGCAAAACTTCCGTAAAAAAACTACAGGTAAGTCAAAGAAGCTAGTAATTTGCGAAGGCGAGATGGATGTATTATCCGTCTGGGAGGCACAGCCCAACTGGGACGTGGTCTCCATACCGAATGGTGCACCTGCTGCAAAGAAAGCACTCAAGCATAACTACGAATGGATCAACACCTACGACAAAGTAGTTATTTTCTTTGACAACGATGAGGCCGGCCAGAAGGCCGCGATCGAGTCGGCAAGTGTATTACCACCTGGGAAGGTTTACATCGGCTTTCTAGAGGGTTACAAGGATGCCTCAGACGCTATCCAAGCACACGACGAAGAGGCAATACGTGCTGTTTGTAATTATGATCACTTTCAGTACAAACCTGACGGTATTGTTGACGCTAAGTCACTGATCGATGTAATCACAACACCCACTCCTCCATCTGACCATGACTACCCATTTCAAGGACTACAAAACAAGCTTCACGGGATCCGGTACGGAGAGCTTGTCACGATTACTTCAGGATCAGGGATTGGAAAATCGTCCTTCTGTCGTGACTTATGCACTAACCTGCTTAACAAAGGCGAACGGGTCGGTTACCTGGCTCTTGAAGAGTCAAACCGCCGTACAGCTCTCGGACTTATGTCCACAGCCGTCGGACGAAATCTCCACCTTGGAGAGCATGATCGATCTGAGCTAGCCGAAGCATTCGACAACACGATTAAAAACTGGGACCTACACCTGTTTGACGGGTTCGGGTCGTATGACCCTGATCACATCTACGAACGTATTGAGTATATGGCATCTGGTCTTGATACCCGTGTTGTATTTCTTGATCACCTGTCTATTCTGCTCAGTGGCCTTGACGGTGACGAGCGGAAGATGATCGATCAAACAATGACTAAACTTAGATCGTTGGTTGAGCGCACAGGTATTTCATTATTTCTTGTATCACATTTACGGAGAACTACATCCGATGTCAACCATGAAGAGGGAGCTAGAGTTACACTTGGACAACTCAGAGGATCCGCTGCTATTGCTCAACTCAGCGATGGCTGCATTGCGCTCGAGCGAGATCAGCAGAGTGGATCTAAATCAAGCTCTACAACTGTGCGAGTACTTAAAAATCGATATTCAGGCGAAGTTGGTGTCGCTTGCCAACTAAGTTACGACCTTTCTACCTGTAAATTCAATGAAACCAAAGCAGAATCAGAGTTCGACCCGACAACAGATTTCTGAATTTCAAGCTATGAAGCTCCACAAGCCCAATCCTCCCACGCCTGAGATGGTAGAGCGTGCAAAATTTGTAGACAAAACTCACATTTGGAGACATGCTCGTATTCGATCTGGAGACTAACGGCTTTTTAGATGATGTTACCTGCATTCACTGTCTTGTTATCTATGACTCAGAAACTAACGAGACCATTTGTTACAACGATAAAGGTGATTGCGAGCCGATTTCCCGTGGTGTACAACGCCTTGAGGATGCTGAAGTCATTTCCGGACACAACGTCATCGGTTTTGACCTACCTGTTCTCAGTAAGATTTACCCGTGGTTCAAGCCCACCGCCTTGGTTGTAGACACACTGCTTTTGTCACGCTTGTTCCACACAGACATGCTTGATGTGGATCGCAAACACGAATGGAAGCACATGCCGCTCCAACTGCAAGGACGCCATTCACTCGAATCGTATGGTTACCGCCTTGGAGAATACAAGGGCAGCTTTGGTAAAGAGGCTGACTGGAAAGAGTGGAGCCAAGAGATGCAGGACTACTGCGTCCAAGATGTAAACGTTACAGTAAAATTATGCGACCATTTCCACCCATACCTGACTGGGTCGCTTTAGAACATCAAGTCTCACAGATTCTTACACAACAACAACTTCATGGATGGTATTTTGATGAACAGGCTGCATGGAAACTTGCATCGGCTCTCAGAAGACAACTTGAAGAAACTTGTCAGTTACTACGTGACTGGTATCCTTTCGTCTACGGATCAAGCTTTACTCCTAAAGCAAATAACAAACGATATGGATACATAAAAGGCTGTGAAGTTACGAAATTAAAGGACCTAAACCCAACCTCTCGCGACCATATCTCATGGATCCTGCAAACATTTCATGGCTGGAAGCCAACCCAGATGAGTCCTACTGGGAAGCCCATCATCGACGAAGTAATTCTCAAGGATATTGGGACAGATGTAGCCCTGGCTTTTCTGAAATGTCTAGATATTACGAAGAAATTGGGCATGATCTCGGAAGGCATGAACGCATGGCTGAAGCTTGCTACGACTGCTAGTCGAATCCATCACCACTGCTCCGTTGCTACAAACACACATAGATGTGCACATCGATCACCAAACCTTGGACAAGTACCATCTGACCATGACTACAGACAATTATTTCAAGCATCCCCTGGTCAAGTTATGGTGGGTGCCGATCTTAGCGGCATTGAGTTACGGATGCTCGCTCACTACCTCGCTCGATACGATGCGGGACGCTATGCGGACATTCTCCTCAACGGAGACATCCATCAAGTCAACGCAGACAAAATTGGAATCTCTCGGAGACAAGTCAAAACAGTTACCTACGCCTTCCTCTATGGTGCAGGTGACGCCAAAATTGGGCATTCCTTCGATTCTTCCTTAAATGATAGCAGTGCTAAACGTAAAGGCAAGGAGATCAGAGCCGCTTTTGTTTCGGCTATTGATGGTCTTGCAGAGCTTCTTACGGCGATCAAAGAGGTATCTAGTCAGAAAGGCTCTATACGGTCATTAGACGGTCGTAAAATTACTGTTGATAGCTCACACAAAGCTTTGAACTATCTGCTCCAGTCAGGAGCCGGTGTAGTTGCGAAGCGTTGGATGGTTATCAACCATGAGAACATTCAAGAGTTGTGTTGTTCACAGCTCGCTTTCATACATGACGAATTACAATTCGAGTGCCATCCCGATCACGTACAAGCATTATCAGCATCCCTGGTACAAAGCTCTACAGCGGCTGGCGAATACTACAACATGCGACTCCCCATCGCAGCCGAAGCCACCAGCGGCAGAACCTGGGCAGACACACACTGATGAAGCTACTTATTGACGCAGACTACATTGTTTACAAAAGCTGCGCTGGAGCTGAAGAGGATTTTGATTGGGGCGATGACGTTGTCATGGTCGTTAGTCGGTTCTCTGATGCAATGAAGAACGTTCAGCGAGAGCTGACAAAGATTAAAAATGAGTTTATGTGGGACCTACCTGAACTGGTACTGTTCTTTTCTGACTCTATAAATTTCCGCAAAAAAATTTACCCTGCTTACAAAGGGCATCGAAACAGAAAAAAACCCTGTGCTTACAGACGTGTCATAGCTGCTTTACAAAGACAGTATGAGGTCATCCGTATGCCAGAACTGGAGGCAGATGATGCCATGGGTATTTATGCTACGGCTAATCCTGGTAACATTATTGTATCTCCAGATAAAGATATGCGTCAAATCCCTGGCAAACTATTCAACCTTGATGAGGTTGTTCAAATTACTGCAGAGGAAGGACGACGCTGGCACTTGATACAGACGATGGCAGGCGACCAAACTGACGGCTATAGTGGCGTTCCTGGCATAGGAATCAAACGTGCAGTCACATTGTTTGAGGAGCATGGCTATAATTGGGACACCGTAGTCACCGCCTTTGCTGACAAAGATCTAAATGAAGATGTTGCACTCACCAATGCAAGACTTGCTAAGATTCTCACTTGTGACGATTATGACACCACAAAACAAAGGTTCATACCTTGGACCCCCACCTCCGGTACTGGAACTGACAATGGAGCAGCAGTTCAAGCTACGTAGGATCAATGATCTACTACCTGAAGCTAACAAAGAGGACATCATCACTTTGTTTGAAGCCTTACAGCATCAAAACTTTGTCTTATCTAACACTGTTTCTAACCTAGTTAAACAATGGCCGAATCACCCACCCACTACACTCGTGGATCCATAGAAGTATGGGACTTCATCCGCGACCAACAGCTAAACTACCACCTCGGCAATGCTATTAAGTATATTTGCAGAGCCGGTTACAAAGGTTCTAAAAAAGAGGACCTTCACAAAGCTATCCACTATCTTGAGAATGAACTCCTACATACACACGAGCCTCATGGACCAAGCGGAACAGTTCCGATCCGCTTACTTACTGACGAATGGACCGGACAGGAAGACTGGTCAGAAAGCTTTGATCGATGAAGAATGGTCGGAGTACCATGAAGCCTTCCACATGAAGGGTGAGTGTGAACAACTGAAGGAACTGGCAGACCTTGTTTATGTCTGCTATCAAATGGCTGCTAGCCAGGAGTGGGACCTCGATGAAGCAATGAATCGTGTCCACAAATCAAATATGTCTAAGCTTGGAGAAGACGGTAAGCCCATCTACAGAGCTGATGGCAAGGTTCTAAAAGGACCTAACTACAAAGAACCAACACTTACTGATCTTATTTAATTGATGACCACCTCTTACATCTCACGTACTGGACGTGTACAATCTTGGCTCGACAACCCTGAGTCAAGGCTTCCAGTTAGCTGCACAGTATTTGTAGTACAAGACTCAATGGAGGGTCCTGATGGAATCGAAGCAAGCTGGAGATTTGTATCACATGCTCTACGATATGGAGCAGGCTGCGCGGTACACTTGTCGAAGTTGCGACCCCGAGGTGAAGAAAATGGAAAAGGATTGGTTGCATCTGGACCAGTCTCTTTTGCAAAAATTTACTCAACGTTAAATGAAATACTACGTCGCGGGGGCGTTTATAAAAACGGTGCTTGTGTGTGTCACCTTGATCTCAGCCACCCTGATGCACTTGAGTTTATTAAAACTCCACGCCAAGAGTTGCCCTGGGTCAAACGATGCATCAACATCACAGATGAGTGGTGGAAGAACTGCTCGTTTAAGGAGGAGCTTCTCTTCGCTATCAAGTCTGGAGACATATGGCTAAACAAAGTTAAGTATGACAAAAATGGAGAACGAATCCGTGGGAATGTATGCCTTGAAGTGTACCTGCCAAGCCGAGGCACCTGTCTCTTGCAGCATATTAATCTCTCTGCCTGTGAATTTGACGACATTCCAAGAGCTTTCACTGAAGGGATGCAAGAACTGTGCCAACTCCATGGTCGAACTGGCGTTAGCGATTCAGGAGAATATCTCCCCAGCGAAACAGACAGACAGGTCGGACTGGGAGTACTCGGACTCGCAAATCTCTTACGGAGGTACGGTGTAACCTACGCACAGTTTGGCGAAGCACTACGGTGCCTCAATTCTGGAGAGGTAGTGCGTACACCTGCCTATGAGCTAGCAGTACAGATGAAGCTAGGTATCAACCTTGCTGCACGTGTTGCTAGGTCACACAATATGGACCGAGCGTTTGCAATCGCGCCTACAGCATCGTGTAGCTACAGATCAAAAGATCTTGATGGCTTTACATCTACACCTGAGATTGCACCACCAATTAGCCGTACTGTGGACCGTGATAGCGGCACGTTCGGTGTACAAACATACAATTACGGTGATGTTGAGATTGCATCAGAAGTCGGATGGGATGCCTACAAGGCAGTCGCTGATGGTATGATGACATTACTCGACAACACAGGGCTTCTTCATGGATATAGCTTTAACTCTTGGAGTGACGTTGTAACCTACGACAATGAATTCGTGGAAGAGTGGCTACGGTCCCCGCAAACTAGCCTCTATTACAGTTTACAGGTAATGCCTGATACACAAGATAAGTCTGATGCTTATGCAGCATTAGCCGAAAGTGATATTGAACAGTATTTAGGGGACATTTTAAATGAAGAACCTCAATGTGATTGTCAGGAATGAATCCTTATCAGAAACTACTAAACAGAAAACGGAAATGGACACCAGTACAGACAACTGCTGGTACATGCAAAGAAGGTGCACACGAAACACTGCTCCGTGCACTTGCATTGCGACACATGGAACTACCTGTGGGAGATTTTATCCGTGATGCATTGGCGAATGACGTACCAAAAGCATCACGAGAGCTATTGGAATCCAATGTCAAAGACGAGGAAAATCATGACCTCGCACTTGGTTACATTGCCAATGCTTACGGGGTTGATCAAAAGGCTGAGGCTGAAGCGTTACGGCTACGTGATGCTTGGACAGCGCATCCGGATCATACGATCACGAAAGCAATGGTTGCCGAGCGTTCAATATTCTTCGTTCTTTTACCATTGCTTCGCGCTAATGGTGACCCTGGAATGAGGACAGTAAGTGCAGATATTAGCAGAGATGAACAAATTCATGTCGCGTGTAACTCACTTGTATGTAGAGAACTAGGACTGGAGATCTCTCCAAGTCTGGACAAACTACGTAAAGCAACTATCAACTGGGTGATGCAACCACTAGGTAGCAACATCGATAAATATCTAGACAAGAAATTCTGGCTGGATTC